TTAAACCACGCAAAGCTTTTATAAACCTCAATGATCTGCTTGCCTGTGAGACTAAAAGTAGCCGAGGCAATCTGTTGAGTGAATGCCTCGGCTTGTTTTGCATCATCTATTCCGAATTTCATGAAGCCTCTTCGAGAACCCTAACATCTGTATTTGCCGCATCTCCGATAGCCCATATTTCCACATCCTCCTCCCATTTAAAAGTCTGTTCGCCTTTTGCCGGGATTAGATAGCCAAGAGCAGCGGTTACGGTGTTGTCAACGCCAATCCAGATATCACGGTTGCCGAGGTTTTGAATGGTGACTTGGGTTCGGTCGGCCAGTGCGGTGGACACGATCTGAGCCGCCGTAGTCCCAACGGTTTCAACCGTCACGAGGAACGCTTTATAAGAATCTACAACTTTAAGGACGCCCGTGGATTTCCAAGATCTCAGCCGGTCCCATGTGGTCCCGTTAAAACCTAGCAAAGCCGAGTTAACATCTTGGCCATGAAAGTTAGCGGCAACGATGGCATCGCTGGACGCCGCCGCGCCAGTAGTGCGCTTGGTTTGATCGGCATCGGCAGGGCTTGCAGCGCGAACGTGGAAAATTGCGCCCACGTTATCCGGGTCCGTGTTGTTAACACCATCATAAATACCATCAAGATTGACGGTGAGTGAGTTGATGATGTTAACGTCAAGCCCTTCCTTGCCGCCAATGTTTGTGCTGGAAATCCGATCACCATCGGATCCGGCTCTGAGCCAAGCGCCCACGTTGTCACTTGCCAGGATGGTATCAGCGTTGGTGATATCAAATCCTAGACGCCTTCCGCTCAAACTCATAGATCACCCCCAAGTTTCTATTTCAATTGCCGTGTTCGGTTTATTTGATTGGATCTTAAACGACCATGCGGTAAATGGATCCAGGTTCATTTTACTATATTCGGATCCCGAATACACGGTTGTGTAGGACGTATTGGCCATCCATTTTAATTTGAGTTCAGCGTTTGGGGTTGGGGTTTTTATCCATAGAGCTTTTGAGCCATTTGGCAAGTTAAAAGTTGTATCCGTATTTGCGTTTGCAATGGTGAAATTATGTTGCAAAACCGTGTCAAAAGGATCCGTGTTTGCAACCACCGCACCGACGATTTCGACTTGACCGACCCCGTTATCCCCACGCCATGCATACCATTTGCCATCCGATCCAAGGATCATGAATGGCGAGCCCTTATCCACATCGAGATCCGCCGTGGATCCATCAAGGAGCGCGGGCTCCATCGGAAAATCCGTGACCACCGCGATATGGATGCCAAGCGTTGCGGATCCGCCGGTAACTATGATCTCGATGCGCGGTTTGTTTGAGATCCTTGTGATGATCCTGCGCTCGGATATTGGTGCGGTGGTGATGAGCTTGTGTCCCTCAAGCTCGATCCTTTCGCCTGGCGTATCACCGCCTCCTGGTCCGCTATCCCAATAGTTGACCTTGACGGTTGCGCCCACATCCAGATCTTGAACGAACAACGTGGATAAGAGCGAGTTCCCGGCTGGCATCCCCATATAAAAATCATAGGTGCCAGCCGCAAAGATATCTATTGGGACCACGGTTTTGGCTTCATATAGGCCAATGCGAAAGGGGATCTCAGCCATAAAAAAGACCTCTAAAAATAAAGAGAGAGCAAAGGCCCTCTCTTTTCTATCACAAGTTCATGTCAAGGATCACTTAGGCACTTCAAAGCCATAGATCACCGAGGTCTCAGTTGCGCTTTGAGTATGGCCTTTGAAATCTTTACGCTGGTAGGAAGCCAAGAGGACGCGATCTTGGTTAGGCAAGTCAACCATCATCTTAACGCGGATTGGACGGCGTTGGCCGTAATAGAACCGGGTTGTATTCACGAGGACGATGCCGCCAAAGGTCGTGGTCACGCCATCATAAACGCCCGATGCGTTCAGGTCTTCGCGCATATAAGCCGAGTTGACGATTCCAATGCCCTGGTAGTTTGCTAAAACTCCTTTGAAAACGGTAGCTTGCGGCCCGAAGACATCTAGGGTTTTTACCTCATCAAGAGCTAAGAATTGGGTATAGACGGATGGACCGACAACCCAAAGCAATTGAGTAGGATCAGATCCGAACTTGCCAAGGCGAGCCCTCATGGTCCTGAGCAATGCTGGCGTGAATGCGCCACCGAAATCTACCGTGCTGCCGTTGGCTGAGTTAGCGATCGCGAGAGCGCGGAGCCCGTTCCAAATCTTTTCAGCCACATCAGCGGCGGCGGCTTGGGTATCACTATCGATGTGGGTTCCAGTTTTGCCGTTGATGGTTGCTGCCTCAACCGCTCTGAATTGCGCCCTCACAACCTCATCGCGCCCTGCAGCCATGAAATCAGGCGCGGAGTCTTCGTTAAGTTCTTCGGGTAATTCGTAGTATTCTCCGAGCTTAGTGGCCGACATGGCAATCTTGGTGGTGCTAAAATTGCTTGATGTGATCGCGGTATTTTCAGTTGCCTTGCGAGCCTTGGTAACCCCGGTCATGACGGGCAACTCAAAAGGGTTGGTGGGCATGGGCAAGGTTCTCATCTTGCGCTCAAGCACATACTCAAGCTCATACTCCTCGATGTAGCTCGAGGCGATTGCGGTTGGCACCCATTCATCTCCGGCACCGACAACCGTGGAACCGAAAGCCTTGATCATTGGTGCGAGGACTTGCTTGCCATAGTGATGGTCAAGAGCGCCTTTAACTCGACCAGGGATCAACTCGCCATCACCTTTGGTGATTTGATCTTGAGGCTGGCCGTGGAATAGCTGGGCAATCCATCGGCTAGTGTCCACGGATCTTTTGAGGTTAAGCACGAGGTGCTTAAGATGATCAGGGACGCGAGCATATTTTTCGTGGCATACGTTGATTTCTAAAAGATCCTTCACATCGCGAGCGCCGAAATAGGTGAGAGCCTTTTGCTCATCACTATTGGATCGGTTGCCAACGGGACCATAGTTCCCCTTGGCAATGAGGTTGGCTTTTTCTGATTCCAGGTCGGCAACCTTTTTTTCGGCGGCTACAACGCGGTCACTCAGTGCTTTGGTTTCGGCGATTTGAGCCTCTAAAGTTTCTTTATCCATGTTACATAATCTCCGTAAATTTTTTTAATAACCCATGCGCTGTAGTCGTTGATTAATATTTTGCTGAAAAGTTGTTAAGATTTCAAGTCGCTTAGACATCTCGCCATCTGTTTCCTCAACTTCTGGCTCCTCTTTTTCAACCCCGGCACCATCCATCTTAGCACTCATTTTCTGGATCTCGACGATCAACGAACCTAGCAAGGCGTTAGTTTGTTTGGCTAAAAGCAGATAAGGATTTTCATCGGCGGCAACCGCATCCGTTCCCGAGGCCATCGGTGGGAGCGGTAAACTTTTTTCTTGGTCCTCTTGATCTGGTTCGATCTTATCAGATGGCGCTTGAGATATAAAGCCAGTCATTCCGTTTCCTAGCTCGACGACGCCAGATTTTTCGGCATCGCCCTCGGCTTGGGCAAACATCCAAGCATCGTCGGTTTCGCTCATCTTGTCGGATTTGAACCCTTGCGCCTCGACAAATTTGCAAGCCTCATCTTGGTTTTCGAACTTGGCTTTTGGCACCGAAACCGAGATCAAGGCCATCTTTGGCTTATCCATTTCAGATCCTTTTAAAATTAAAATGAATGATTTTAAAACCTTTGGCGGCATGGGAATGATATCACCGTTCATCGCTGCATGGACGATATCCGCAGGCGTTTGCGCCATCTTTGCGACACGTTTAAACAACGTGGTTTTATCAGCGTTAGAGCCCATGCATTTAAAGATTAGATTATGCGTCATGGCGGCGTCCACCGCACCTTTGGCCTGGAGCCTTTTCTCTTGGCAAAACATCTGGCCAAAAGAATTGTTTGCAAACCTCTTTTGCAAAACGGCAAAGGTTGAATCTTGGTTCATCGGTATTGGGACGATGGATTGCTCGATAAGCTCGAATGCAGTTATCACCCGGTTACCTGAATTATCCTTATCATCCTTGAGGCTTTCGAATCCGATGGAAAAGGTTTTAAGGATCCCTTCCTCGACCAGATCCCTCACGGCTGAAATCTTTTCAGTCTTTGAGTTGCTGATCTGGATCTTGGTATAGATCCCCTTATCCGTGGGCTCAATGACCAGTGACTTGCCAACGGGCATATTGCCGAACGCGATATCACGGCCATGATCGAAAAGGACTATGGGATTCTTTTTATAGTTTTCATAATTGCCGCCTTTCGGATCGACCCGCTCTTTTCCTCGGTCCATCACGTTGGCGTTGCTATAGCCCTCGATGATGAGAGAGCCATTGGACGCGGCTTTTTTTTCAAATGGAAAATAGATATGGGCTAGCATTTATCCCTCGGTGGTTTGATCAGCGGTTATATCGCTTTCGTTTATTTTACTCATTTCCTTGGCTGGTAGCATAATCCAGGTACATCGGCAATTGATCGCCATCCCTGGCGTGGAACCCGGAGCCCTAGGGTATTGGACTTCCTCGCCCGTCAGCGGCTCGGTAAACGGTTCATCCGCCTTTCGGGTTTGGCCGTGCATCTCGGCGTGACTTTTCTTATCCGTGGCTTTAAGCCCTCGGACGCGATCATCCTGAGCGGTGAGCCACATCTTTTGCAAATCAGGCACGACCTTGGCGGCGTCCTGCATCGCGGCGGCTTGCCCAAGAGAAACCGCCGTTAGCACCTCAGTCCTTGCGATGGTCTGAGCGCGGCTATCGATGTTTTCCACGTTGGCGAACTTATCCGCAATCGATCGAGCGATCTCATTGATGGTCTTATTTCCCTCGATCCCCTTATCGATGATCGCCATGATCT